CTGAGAGTCAAGACTATGTTGCGTGTCATACTCCTCGTAGTCTATCATGACATTCACACTCCTATCATTACGTAGTCCATTAATCCTACGCGTCATGCCATACGTACCACCTGCCCCAGGGTCCAATACGACTCGCCGCCCGTTCCACTTCTCTTCAATGGGCTTGAGTAAGTGTTCGAAGTTGAAATAGGTATTCGTATCGACTGCCATAACTAGCCTTTTCTTCTGCAGCTCCTCTTTTTCCTGCCCATTAACATACACATTACCAGACCATGTTTCGAGCGGGTTTGATTCAATTTCTTCTGCGTACACTCGCCTGTGTAGAGGTCGTCCATCACCCTTCAATACCTCGAACTCTGGCTCCTCTTTACCCAAACGCTTGTTGTGTGCTCCATTCACACACCATGCCCACCGACTGTTCCATAGCTTGTCAGGTTCCGCAAAGACAACTTTTTCCGTCAATTCGTCCTCAAGTATTTCGCGGACAGTCTTATATAGTATGTCCTGATCTACTTCTATTGTCTTACCGAATACTGCATCAGAGCATCGCAATCTTATTTCATCCTCAATGTCTGGTCCTGGCATTCCCCTCCCCAATAGTGCCCCTGATTCCACAATTGATGCCACTATTGGATTGTGCTGCATTCCAAGTGCTTTCAATGACGCTGACAGCTTCTTGCTAAAGTCTGGCACTAACATTGATGATATCGCGATATCGACTGATTTCTGCCCGATACCTTTCCACATTGCACCTACCCACAATACCATGCCAGCTGCCTGGTCATTGTACAGACCTTTCATCCAGTCTGACTTTTTATCAAGGCACCCAGCTGCGCCTGGATAATGTAACCTCAAACCCTTCATTGCTTCTGTGAAGTACACGTTCGTTCTCATGCTCGCTTCTGTACGTGGTTTCAATTTGAAGTATCTATGCTTCGATTCCTCATCTAACTTAATTGAACCTGACGTGGGCAAATCGTTGTACAACATTGACAGCACTCCCGGGAAAACAGCATCTGTAACCGGTATTTGGACTGGATACTTGCAGTATAGCATCGAGTATGCCATTCCCAAAAACAGATA